AGCCATTTCTTCTTCGTTCTTTTTAGCCAGTATCATATCCATAGTTGTTGCTGGAGGAGGTGTAGCCGCTTTTGCTGTGTTGATTTCAGCTGTAGTAGCGCCGCCTTGTTGATAATTAATAGTACCACCTTTTTTCAGCCCACCTAAACCTGTTTCGGCTGTATCTGACTGTTGCGTATCTGCATACCCTTGAGCAAGATTAAGTGCCATAGCAGGATTAATACCCGTGCCTGATTGAGCAGCTGCATTAATAGTATCCATATCACCGCTACTATCTTGATCTTGTTTTTCAGGCCCCTCTAGTATGTATTTATATTTGTCAATATACTCAACATCAGTTATATCACCTTTAGGACTAGCAACAAACTTACCGCCTACATCAACAATACCTTGCACCGGAACTCGAACCGGTCCGCCTCCACCGGGACCTATCATTTGGTTTTGTTTATATTGAGGAACTACTCCATACGCCGCCATTTTTGATAAATCAGAGTCACTGTATCCACCAGGGTCTGTTTGTGTCATACCGCCCATTACATAGTTTTTAACATGTCCACCCTTAGCTAGTAGACGAAGACCTGTATCCATACCTAAATTTAATGTTCTAGTAGGGTCATAATATCTCATTGCGTCAGATTCAGGAGTAGGCATGTCTTCATAGTAACCTTTCATATATGCTTCTGCACCAGCGCCAGCAAACGGTAATGCTGTTTTAATTCCGCCAGTAAATGCATCACCGTCACCTCGATATTTTAAATATCCCATTGGGTCTTTAACTGCTTCTCCAAAACCTTTACCTGTTTCAGCTAAGCCTTTACCTAAATCTAAACCTTGTTCAAATGAACCTAGATTTTTACTCTGCATCATACTTACATCGCCAGTATAATCTCTTAATCTTTGATTATATTGAGCAGGGGTTTCAAATCCACCTCCTTCATTTGGTAGTGGGGGTTGAAATCCTCCAGGCGCATTAGCTAGTGTTTGTGCCATGCCTTGTGATCCAGTATATAGTCCACCTGGAATGCCTTGAAGATTTTGTAATTGATTAACTTGTGCCGTAGTCATTGTGCCACTTGTTAATGCAGGATTTGCCATCTGAGTATTTGTTACACCTGTCGGAGTAAACGGACTTATAAACTGATTTTGTCCTACCGTAGTACCGCCTGTTGCTCCTATTGAGGATCCTACTGCTCCTGCATCAGCCACTGGAGTTCCAGCTGCGCCACCACCTAATTCTGCAGTGCCTGCTAATTCTGGAGTAGCTGCTTTAGTAGCACCAAATCCTTTTAGTGAAGCGCCTAATTGTCCTCCACCATAACCACTTAATGCGCCCATACCAATACTTAATGGATCTCGTTTGCCTTGTAGATACGCTGTTGCACCGCCAGCCAATGCTGGAGCTAAAAATGGAGCGCCTGGAAATATTGCCCCCGCTGCTAAACCTGCAGCTGTTGGAGCTAAGGCACTAAAGAAGTTCCCTAAGAATGCTTCTGGCATTCCTGTTTTAGGGTTGATTGTAATGTCGCCACCACCTGCTCTTGATATAGCTTTAAGTTGTTCTACCTCGTCAGGACGCATATGCATCAACGTAGTATCACCATATCTGCCTAATGAGGCTATGCCTTGTGCTTGTTTTTTACTGTCCATAAATTTAACCTGTTATTAAGTTGTATAATACCATTAATTGTGTTATGTATAAACCTTTATTCACGTCCAATATACTGTATTACCCCGTATGCAGAGGGTACTGCTGGATGTGCATAAGGTGATGTTTGTGCTCCTTCATATTCTAAATAAACACCATTTGAGCCTCCTGAAACAGCGGCTTGATTTGTAGCCCAATAAAGTACTACTGATTGTCCTGCTACAGCCTCCCATGTTATAAAAGCATTTAAAGACTTATAAGTAGGCGTTACACCACTGGGAGCTGTTGGTAATGTAAATACAGTAGTACTGTTAGCCAAATTGACACCATCTATTTGCATCCAAACAACTACATTATGAGAAGTAGTGTTATCTGAATTAACCGCTTGTAGACGATATTCAATCTTATAAGTGCCATCATATTGTGCAGTTGCTGTATTATCGGCGTTCAAAGTAAACCCAACTACATCTGATACGCCAGTCCACAACACTTTAGTCGGTGTATCAGTGGCAGTCGCATATTGGTCTACGTCGGAATAAGCCGCAATGTGAGGAAAACTAAGTGCTGAACCGCCTCCTACATCTGACACAGTATTTATGTTATTGTTTAATCTATTGAAATAAAGCCTAAGCTCATTCATTAATTGCTCTTCTCGAACTCTAGAATATTCCCCAGTAGCAGCAATTAAATTGGGTGCAACAATAGGTTTTACTTTATGTGTCATTAACCTCTCCTGCCGTCTGGTTTAAAGTCTACGCGGACAGAACCTAATTCCCATTGTGTTCCGACTTTATTAGAAGCAATCTTAAAGTTCATCTGACGACCTCTTGCTCTAACAAAGACTTGATTTGTATATTGGTCAATCGACGCTGTAGTAATTATATCTCTTGTTAAAGTATTACCTGCCACATCTGTTGTTGAATTAGCTGCTCCAGGAAAGTTTCTTACGCCTACAGTCATCTCTACTTCAGGAGTTGATGATGCGTCAGATGTAGTAAAGTTAACATCAGGTATAACTCTCTTAGTTAACACAAATCTCTCACCATCTTCTATTGTCATATCTGCTGATTGTATAAATGCATTAATAGGTTGAGGTGTAGCATTTAGTGGTTGACCATCATTAATACCATCTTCATGTTTATAAATATATCCGTTAGATGCAGCAATAGGATAATTAATAATTTGAGAATCAAACCATGCAGTTCTATTAAGTGTTCCATAATACCAGATTTGTTCTTGATAATTATATATAACATATCTATCTACATTTACTGCATTGTCAGAACAATAGAACCAAATTAATTCATCAAACTCTCTATTACTGCCAGCAAAGAATAAGTTAGCTTGTTCTAAATTTATATCATCAAAGACATATTGTTTTAGTGTGCATGGTAATGTTTGTACTCGACCATCATATAGGAAGAATTGGTCATGTCCCATCCACATAACTATATTATTAGCTTCAGTAATTACATTAGGACCAGCAATATTAATATTGTCTGTAATACTTTGAAGACCAAATACCTCATCTGTACCTAAAAACTGTAAAGAATTTAAAGAAGTATCAGTAAAAATAAGTGTTTCTTGTCTAGTATTAAAGGCAGTAATAACTTTAGACCCGCCCTTAACTCTTAAGAAACCTGCATTATTAGTTACAGTTGGTTTCCACTCTTCTGGATTAGGTCCGGTATTTGGATCAACATTAGCCCATCTAATTAATAATGGGTCATAAGCGCCTGTGTAATCAATAGAAACATAAGTACCTACCACGGAAGCACTTCCACCTGGGTCTTCCAACAATGTTACTGTAAAGGTAGTTGTAGTTGGCGTACTAACTACTTGATATTCGCCTCGATAAGCTATTGGAGTCTGTCCACTAAATTCTACCCAGTCTCCTACATCTAGTCCGTGTGCTAAGGCTGTTGTTACAGTAGCAGTTGTAGTTACATTAGTAATACCTGTTATAGTTTGTCCTGCTGTAGTTGCTCTTGCATATTCTGTACAAGCTAATGCTAATAAATGTCCACTAGATGTAAACATAGTTTTGCCTACTTGTTGTGGTACCGCTCTAGCACCTGTCAATGAACTTAAAGCAACAGACCTATTTGAGAAAGCAGCATCATAATCCCAATAGTATATTTCACCATCTTGGATATTCCATATCATGTCATTGTTAAATTGTTCTAGGAATAAAAGTCTTTCTGGTATTGCTACAGGAGTTGCTGCGCCTGAACCCCAAGTACCTCGTGACCAAGTTCCAGCACCCCAACCATAGCCATATGTAGAACTACCATATCCGATAGATATTTGAAATGCTGCTGTGATACTTGTACCGCCGCCCGCTGCTACAGTTGATGTCGCTGCTGTGCTTACAGTTATAGAAAATTGACTACCACTTATAACAGTAACTTCATGTTCTGCATTTAGTTCACCAGCAGGGACTCCACCAACAGCACTAGAACCACTAAATGTTACAAAGTCACCTGTTGAAGCACCGTGCCCTGCAATATTAACTAAAACCGTAGTAGAAGTATCTGTAGTCTCAAAACAATTATCGGTGTCAGTAGATGTAAAAGTTGCTCGGATAGGAGTTATATCATAGGTTGTTGTACCAGCCATCGCATAAACTTTAGCATTAGTAGCAAAGTTAATTAGTTCAGCATTATCTGTTGTCCCGTAGGTAAGTATTGCTCTACAATTACCTATAAAAGCATTGAAGTTTACAACAGTCCAACCACCTATTTTTTCAGGAAAGCCTTTTCTAAATCTAATTTTATCGCATGAATACCATCCACCTTCTTGTGAATAGTTAGTTATATCACGGTTAATACCCGGTCTAAATGTTAGTTTCTTTAATGCCATATTAAGCTCCAGACATAAACATAGCGTGTTCAGCCAGTCTACGTCTTTGTAATCCTTTTAGTACACGACCACCTGCACGACAATATTTTAGAAGAACTTCTCCAGCACGCGTTTTATCACCACGAAGAAAAGCCGACCGAACTGTCGATCGCTGAAATGTCCCCAAACCAAGATTAAAGCTAAAGCTGACAAGAGAATCAAACTCAGCTTGTGTTGGTTGCAAAGTACCCAACAAACGAAGTACTCCCAGCTCGAAGCGTTGTAAGTCGTATTTAAGTAATCCATCTACCTCTTCTTTCGTCCAAATTCTATTATCTTCTGGTTTTAAATCAAACTTAGCTCTATCAGCTAAATTCATTGCTAGTTGTCTAGGATATAGTGCATGTCCACAGCCGACCGTCCATACATTTCCACTGCACATATATGGCTTATACCGAACCCCCTCGAAATACTTGATGAGGTGTATCCCTGTGTCTGATGTTTTCACTATTTTTTATCCCATCTCCTACTACCAAACCAGAACCCTATAATACTTGCAAAGATTGCCATCTCTTCGTTACTAAAAACTATTTCCATCGCAGTAGCAAAGTCTACTCCAGATTTAATTGCCCATATCAAACCTACTATATCCACAAATAAAAGAACAAAAAGCATAAGATAGGTGATAACGGGGCGAACACTAGCACGGAGATTAATAACCCAAGTAGACGCATTTTGCGAGATTTCAGCATCGTGTTTGTAGAGTGCAAGTCTTTCTTGGGCATAGGTTTCCATCTCGACTTGATCCGTTCTAAACTCTTCGATGCGTTCTTGAGACGCATAACCAGCTTTAGCCATTTCCATGGCTCGTTCCATTTCCAATCTAGCCATCGCTTGTTCATGCTTCTGATCTCCTTTATTTTTGAAGAAGTCTAAAACACTGGGTAAACCTGATGTTGCAAAACCTAATA